TTATGAATTTATGAACCAAGTTGATCATTTGATTGATCAAGGAAAGAGTATGGTTAAACATGCATGCAAAGTAGGCGGAGTAGATAAGATATATCTTATTAATTATTTGGCTGATTTGGAAGCTGCTAGGGCTTTAGCACTTACTAAGCGTAGTGCCCAACAAAGTAGGAGTCCGCCATTTTCAGTTTTAATTGCTGGGGGATCTAGTTTGGCAAAGAGCAGATTTACTAAGATTTTGTTTAATTATTATGCTAAATTATTTAATTTGCCCACTACGGATGAATATATTTATACTCGTTACGGTGTGGATAAACATTGGAACGGTCTGACAGCTGCGGCTCACACAGTATTATTGGATGATATAGCTTTTTTGTTGCCTAAGGCGGCACCCAATGGCGATCCTTCGTTATTGGAAATGTTGCAGGTTGTGAATGATGTTTGTTTTGTTCCACCTCAAGCAGATTTGGCTGATAAGGGGAGAATTCCAGTAAAGGCGCGACACGTTATAGCTACAACGAATACGAAACATCTGAATGCTCAGGCTTATTTTGCTTGTCCTTTGGCTATTCAAAGAAGATTTCCATGGGTTATAAATCTCAAACCCAAACCCCAATATGCCAAATTTGAAGTTATGTTGGATGGAAAGAAATTACCTGAGACTCCCGATGGTGAATTTCCAAACTTTTGGGAAATAGTAGTTGAACAGGTTCAACCAAAGATAAATCCAGGAGGACAACAAGTTGCTGATTTAACGGAAGTAGCTAAATTTTCTGATATAAATGATTTCCTGGCTTGGTATGGTACTCAAGCAAAGGAACATCAAGAATTGCAGAGTAAATCGGTTGCTTGTACCAAGGCTATGGAAAATATTAATATTTGTAAAGATTGCTGTTATACCACGAAGTTGTGTAAGTGTTATACGGAGTCCATAGCTTCTGATGAGGATCCTAACTATTGTGTGTGGTGTAAACATTCACCATGTCAATGTTATTTAGGTTCTGATTTGGAGGAAGAAGAGAAGGAACATGAGTTACCATATGATCCTCGTAATGATAAGGTTTTGCAGTATATGATAAAGAACGGTCTTGGTCCGGATGATTATGCTAAAGTTATGGGTCAACTGTATCCTCAGAGCGGTATGATGTCGTGTGATTGCCCATATACTATGTGCGTGAATTCGTGTCAATTTGCTATTCGAAATGAACAGCAAGGGAATTACAGGTACAATGAAACAAATTTGAGTGAATGGACTTCGTTTAAGACCAATTCGGAAGGACTTATTCGTAATTGTAAGTGTCCTTATATTTGCGGGTGTGAATTTGTGAAAGGTACAGTTAAATATGCTGAAGAGTTGGCTATTGAGTCACCATATTTAAGTTATTTGCGCAAGGAAAAGGAACGTGAATTTCAGAGAAAGGTTCAGATGGACTTAGATGAATTATATTTGCAGATCCCGGATGGAGAAAATATGTCATGGAGTATGTGGTTTATGATTAAATATTTTAATCTGTATACATGGTCTCCCAAGGTTCGTTGGGTTTCAGATTGGGTTGGATATTGTTTTGCCACTGCTTTAGAAGTTTCTCCGCACGCTGATTACATACGCATGAAGATCATGGGTATGTTGGGAAGGCGTATAAGTAAGCATCTTGGTACATATAAGTATTTGTATGGCACTTTAGGCACATTGACGACTTTAGTGACAGCTTATAAATTTTTCTATAAAAAGAATCAGGATATGGACTTTGAATCGCAAGCTAAGGAAGATATAGTAGGGGGAATTGAGAAGCCCACGTATTGGAAGCATGATCAGTATAAAGTTACGAGTTTTGATGTGAGTAGAGTTACAGCTTCATATAAGGGCCTTAGTCCTGATGAAGTTGATAAGATTATTGCTAACAATTGTGTGATTGTAGAGTGTCGTCAAGATGATGGCAAAGTCCTTTTTAATCGCGGTTTACGCATTAAAGGACACTATATTCTAGTTAATAACCACGCAGTACCAGATTTAAATGAGATACCAATGACTATTCATAACGGGAACACGAAAGGGGCACCTGTTAACCCTACGATATCTATTTGTGTTAGTAGGCACAATATATATCGTGATCTTGATAAGGATTTGGCGATGATTTATACGGAAGCATTACCACCAGCTAAGGATATTAGTGATCTACTTGCGAAAGATACTCTTAAGGGGCCTTTCACAGGTAAGTATATAATTAAGGAGAATGACGGTAGCGTTTCTTTTAAGCAATTCAAGAATATGGATAAAGCCAATGTACCGCATCCCTTTATAAAAGGAAATATCATGAATGCTTGGTGTGGCGTATCGCAGACACCTACAGTTTATGGTGATTGTGGTAGTGTCGCTCTGCTCAATACTGGTTATGGTCCTGTGATTGCAGGGATACATATTATGGGTAATCGTGCTGAAGGTATCGTTTCTATAAACATAACCAAAGAAGATGTTGATAGATGTATTCGCAATTTGAATAAAAGTGGGATTGATGACGCTTACGTTGTTCAAGCAGGCACGCCAGTATTAGATGGTGAGAGTGCTGCTGATAAGAAGATCATCGTAGAGGACGTACCCCGGGATAGCCCATTGCGTTTTGTTGAAACAGGTATTGGACGTGTTTTCGGTATGTTTTCAGGATGGAGACCGAAATCAAAAAGTAAAGTGGTTAAGAATGTGTTCCACGCTGATTTGATTCAAGAGGGGTATGTTTTAAATCACACTCGCCCTGATATGTCTTGGAAACCCTGGTTTTTGGGCATGGAGGAGTTAAAGAATCCAAATAGGGTTTTTTCGGATGCAGTTTTGCGACAAGCTACTGACGACTTTATAATAGATATTTTGCAGGGTTTGCCCGTAGGATGGAAAGATGAGTTGAAAAGATTAACTCTTCAGGAAAGTCTTAATGGGATACCCGGGAAGCAATATATTGATCGAATTCAGATATCGACTAGCGCTGGCGCACCTTGGCGGAGAACCAAAAAATATCTTCTTGTTGGTGTTGATAAATCCGATTTAACAGGAATTATTGATATCAACGACGAAGTGAAAGCGCGAGTGGAAGATATTTATAAGAAGTATAAGTGTGGATCACGGTATCATCCCGTATTCACAGCTACATTGAAGGATGAACCTGTTACTTTTGCCAAAGCTGAAAAAGGAAAAACGCGAGTGTTTGCAGCAGCCCCATTTGACTGGAGCATTGTTGTTCGTCAACAGTTTTTATCTCACGTTCGTTTGATCCAGAGGAATAAACAACTGTTCGAATGTGGGGCAGGAACCGTAGTCCAATCGCGGGAGTGGGATGATTTATATCATTACTTGTGTAAATTCGGTGAGAACAATATAGTAGCTGGTGATTATGGGAAATTTGATAAACGAATGTCTCCACGTTTTATTTTAGCTGCTTTCAGAATTCTTGTGCGTCTATCGCAGGAAGCTGGGCGTAGTGAAGAAGATATTTTGGCACAATATTGCATAGCCAATGATACAGCCTATCCATTATATGATTATAATGGAGCTCTGGTTGAATTTTTTGGATCTAATCCATCGGGTCACCCTCTGACAGTAATAATAAACTCTTTGGTTAATTCTTTATATATGAGATATTGTTACATCATTTTAGGCCCTGAACGCCATTGTCGAGACTTTAAGGAGAATGTTAATTTAATGACATATGGTGACGATAATATTTTTGGAACAGCGCATAGTTGGTTCAATCATACAGCTATCAGTAAAACACTGGCAGATATGGATATTGAATACACTATGGCAGATAAGGAATCGGAATCTCGACCTTTTATAAATATAAGGGAAGCGAGTTTTCTGAAACGAGTGTGGCGATACGATGTTGATCTGCAGTGCTACTTATGTCCGCTAGATCATGGATCGATTAACAAGATGTTGTTGATAGGTGTGGCTAGTGGTAGCATAACAGAACTGGAGAGACAGATTCAATGTATGGATTCGGCTTGTAGAGAATATTTTTTCTATGGGCGGGAGATATATAATGAGAAGAGGGCTATGTTCTTTCGTGTTCTGAAGAAGAACAAAGCTGAATTTTATATTCAGGATGGATTCTTCCCTACATGGGAAGAATTGGCTTCTCAGTTTTTTAACTGAGAAGTTTTTAAACTGCTTCGTCTATTCGTTTCATGGCAGTATAAATCATACATATCGTCCTTGTATGTTAAATTATGAGACGTCAAACTGGCAAGAGTAGCTCTTGCCTGCACTCTACGCTGCTTTAAGTGAT